GATGCTGATTTTGTTGTCCTCATTGTCGAAGCTACCCTTGCTCTGTACTTCCAACTCCGCAACGCGTCCAACCGCTCCACTGTTGCTATTTCGATGTGTAGTTTTTACCACTCCATCACTGGCCGGTCGTGCACCGGCTCTGCCTTGCGCCTTATCGACACTCTTGTTGATGAGTTGTCATCTGACCTTCCGTGGTTTCAGAGTGGAATGGGTTGGGTTGACGTTCTCGATGGTCTGTACACCAACACCAAACGTGTTGTCAAGTCAGCCCTTGGTGACAAAATTGCGCGCGTGTTCAATCACGTTGTTGCGATCGCCTTGTATGCTAAAGCTGGCATAAAGTTCGACCCTGTGTTCTTTGGAGACATTGAGAAGAAACACATCAGACCCACGATTTGGAACGTCGCCAGTTTCATTGACGCCATCGTTGGCCTTGTCCTCTTCCTGTGTAAGGCAGGTAGGCAGGCTGTGTCAACAGGCTCTCTTGAGTGTTTCTTCATTGACGATGCAGTCCTCACTGACTGGGTCGACAAAGCCTCTGCGCTGCGCAAAGACTTTGAGTTCCTGGCCAACCCCACTGCTGTGGGCATGGCTTTGCCTCAGTATATCCACGACTTGCAATTTGCCATCGACACCGGTAAGAAGCTCCTCCCCCATTTCAAGACCGGTCGTGAGCACACAGTGCTCATGAACATGATCCTTGAACTTGAGGTGCTTTTCAAAAGACAACAAGTGACGATGATGGCCGCTTCTTTTCGCCGCGCACCCATTGGTGTTTTCCTGTATGGCACCGCGGGTGTTGCGAAGTCGTTCATAGCCACGGGCCTCTTCAATCACTATTGTTCCGTGCGTGGCATCAGCAAGGAAGCCGCCACAATGTGGACACGCACTGAGAATGACGATTACTACAGTGGTTACAAGTCACACTTCGCAGGTGTGCTGTATGACGATGCTGCCAAGTATCGTGTCAATGTCGTGCAAGGTGTCGACCCTTCCATTGGCGACATCATCAGTGCCATCAACAACATCCAATTCGTGACACCACAGGCTGACCTCCCTGACAAGGGCAAGATCCCTTTTCGTTCCGAGTGGGTGGGTGTGACAAGCAACGTCGACAATCTTTCAGCCAACTTCTACTTTAACAGTACAGCAGCTTTCTTACGACGGTTTTCCGTGCGTATTGAACCTGTTGTCAAAGAGGAGTTTCGTGTTCCTGGAGAGGACAAAATTGACACCACCAAGATCCCCCCAGGTGTGCAGTACCCTGATTTGTGGGATTTCCACGTGTCGGTGCCCAAAGTCAATGGCATGTGTGGTGAATTTCAGCTTCACAAGACCTACACCGATTACGCTGGTCTGCTGGAGTTCATGACAGTTTTGTACAAGAAACACATCGCCCAACAGGATGCACTCATGACAACTGTTGGCATGATCGGCCCTGAGCCGTTGTGCGACTGCAATTTGCCTGTGTCTATATGCAGATGTGAAGTCTCAGAAGGTGGCCCCATTCTATTCGGCACACCAGACATTCAAGCGCAGTCCGGTTGTGTGTGCACCAAAAAACATTGGGTGCGTGTCGGCGCGCTTAATGGTCAGAAACATCGCCTCTACAAGCTCCATTGTGATCGTGTTGTGCGCGCTTTCCTTGACCAAGTGTATAGTGATCCACACCTCGCGAACTGGTTCTCCCCAACCTTTTGTGACAGTGAAGTTTCAGACAGTGACTCAGAGATTGTCAAAAGAATGACACAACACGTCGATGCGTGTGTTAAGGAATTCCTCAGTCTCGACCCCCGTGATCGCATGAACGCGTTGAGTGACGGAGCCTTTTCACGTGTGGACGATGGACCTGATCTCACGTACCTCAGTTTCGAACCTAGGTTTGGACCACGCGGTCACTTTCTTGAGTCTCAACTCCAAAAGTTGCGTGACACTGTTTCACAGTTCTGTGGCACCCTCAGTTGCAAAGAGCAAGCTCTTCTCGATGTTTACATTCAGGAAGAAGCGCCCACACATATTGCTGCAGGTTGGGCAATGGGAGACATTGTTCGTGGTGGTTATGACTATGTCAAGTTTTACTCTGACAAGGTCGAAGACCCCGACCGCGTAGAAGTGCGTGAGTTCATGCTCGGCACGCGCGACAAGTGCTGGTATGAGAAGTTGGGTGTTCGCATTGCGGTATCCTATTTCGAAAACAGGTGGACCTACAAGCTCATCAATTGTCTCGCCACCATCCCACTTGTTCAGAGTGCTCTCGTGTGGGTGTTGCAGACCAGTACCAACGATCCGCGCACCGTTCTCGGAACTGCTGGCCGCAGGTATGATATCCTGCATGGTGCTAACAACAAGTACATTTGTGCCATCCTTGGTGCTATATCGTTTGTTGGTATCGCAGTGCTAGTCGCCCGCTTCGTCAGTAGTTTCCGCGCTCACAAGCATGAAGTTCAGAGCACCTGCCCAGTGCACTCTGATTGTGCTAGCACACCCTCTGATTACGGTTCCGATGATGAACCAATGCCAGACAACCAGATGGACTTGAACACAGTTGGTAAACTGCCTATCGTGCGGTCGTCTGAAAAGGTCAACGTTTGGACCGTTAAGGAAAGGTCCATCACGCGGCTCGATGTCGACGCACGCCGTCCACACAATGAGGCCCAACTTGAGGCAGCACTGCGCAATAACGTGGTCTTTGCGCGAGTGTATGGAGAGATGCCACTTGGAATGGGCAAAGCCAACACCAGGGCGCTTATCATCGACAGCGAGACCCTACTCCTCAACAACCATGCACTCCCACGTGGCTGTCGAGTTGAGATTTGGGTCGGACCTGTGAATGAAGAGGGTGTCAAACCTAGCTTCGTCGTTGAGGTTGACGAACGTATGGTCACGCGCCACCCTGATCGTGATATCGCCATCATCAAGACATGGGCCATGCCTCACCGTTTCAAGGACATCAAGCACCTGTTCACCCGAGTCTCGTATGAGAGTGTTGGGCCCAGTTCATACTACGTCAGGCACAAGGACCATGGTCTGGAGGTGCTCGAGTGTGTTGGTGTGACACTCTCTGGCTTA